TCGATTGTTTCGCCTAACTCTAAACGAACGTTAAATACAGCTAGAAACGTTTGTAATAAAAGCGCTAAAGCTGGTACCAATGTTAACCAAAATGTTTTATTTAAAATACGTACTTTCCAATTAATCATAATAAATTTACCTCTTTCTTTTGTGTGTCGTCCGGTAGTACCGGTAGTTTGATATAAATAACGTATAGGTCGTGTATCTCCCCGTTACCGCCTAATTTCTCGTAACTATGATATAGTTTACTGATTTCATTTAAACGGCTTAACGTCGTATAACCTAACTTAATGTCGCGAGTCATTTCTTTAAATAGTCGGTATCGTTGCGTATGTCTGATTCCGTCCCGATTTTCCCCGCCGATTGTCTTAACGTCGGAAACGTCTTTTTTTAATTCTGTAATATCCTTGTTTATGTCGGATAGTTTATTTGTTATCATTTCCGCGTTTTTCTTTGATTGTGTTGTAATTTGTGCCGTAATAATGCTCACAATACCGCCCACGAAAGCAATTACCACGGCGTCCGAAACTAGAGGGCTCAACGTTCCATAACCTCGAGCGCAATTTCTAGCTTGCGTAAATCTTCTCGTTTGTCGAAAATAGCTTGCTCGGCGGTTGCGATACTTTCGCGCTTAACGTTTAAGTCCGCCTCTAGTGAGGCTTTCTCTTTCTTAAGGGCGTTTAAGTCCTCGTTTCTCTTTGTTAAATCTTCCTCTAATTGTCGTTTTCTTTGTTTGACTTGTTCTAGTTCCATATATTCGCCCCTTTCCTTTTATTATCCAATGCGACGCCATATATACGTTGTAATGTACGGTTGTAACTTGTCGTAACCGTTACTCTTTTCGACGGCTGGTTTAATCTCGTTTCCGCCGTGAACGTCCCAACCGCGGGCCCCGTTCCCATATTGGCTCATTCTTGTTTTATCTATATAAAGGCCGTTTCCTTGGCCTACTCCCGAACCACCAACAACCGGTAATGGTAAGTCTTTAGTACCTCCCGTTTGTCCGGCTGTCTTAAATTCGTTTTGTGCCTCGTCTACTCCCACGATTGTCCGCCCTTTAGCGTATCTCTCCCACTTACCGCCTAAATATGTAGCGGGGGTTGTGTTTGTAGTCGTAAAATGCAAACTACCGATAGGATAGATTAAGTCGCGAATGTAAGCCGGTAGCTCTTTACGGTCAATAAACACATTGTTTTTAAACTTAGCCGGCATAGCGCAAAGGAATAAACTTTTTTCATCATCTTCCGGAATAGCACCCAATGCGAAACCGTCTTTAGTAAATACGGCTAGCGTCTTAGCTGTCCCTATTGGTAAACTTGACTTTGCCGTATTCCCGAAACGGTCGGTAACTAATAAACTAAAATCGTATGATTTTTCGAGATCATACACGTTGCCTAAATCTAGCGACTTAGTAAATTGTGGTTGACTCGAACGCTCACGTAACGCCGTAGCCCATTGTTGCGAGCCGTCCGCGTATCTAGCGGAATACTCTACTTGTATAGTGTATTCATTAATGTTACGGCCACTTACTCTAATTTCCGGTACTGTAATGCTTGTTTGTGCTTTTACGTTCCTATTAGTACGATTACCCGACCGTAACGGTAAGAATACATTAATTTGTGGTGTGCTGTACCCGTGTACCGTTACTTGTTGCGATCTTGTAAACTTACGGCCTCGACTGTCCGTTACCTCTCCGGTTACGTCGAACACTCCCGGCGTGTCCGGGATAATGTCGCCACGCTGTCCATATACGACGCTTGAACGTGCTGTTATTTTGTACGCTGTAATTGTAGCCCCGTAAACACTAGAAGCGTTTTTAATGTTCGCGCTAATTACTGAATTATTCTGTAAATAGTTTAATTCCGGCAATATAGAGGCCATTTTAGCGTTACTTTCTGTTAACTCTAGCGCCTCAAACGTTGGTAACAGATTTTCCGGTACTTTAATTTTATTCCCGTTACTAAACGCGTCGTTTCCTAGCTGTTTACCATTTACGAATGTTTTAACACGAATATCAAGCGCGCCCGTTTCACTAGCTGTAATGTTGTTTGCTAGTTCGATAGGCGGGATAAACTCGGTTGCATAAGCAATATTATTACCAACAATAGTCCACTCCGAACCGTTAACACGATATGATACCTCGTGTGTATGAGTTTCTAGTTTTCTATCAATCTCAACTGTTACGGGTTGCCCTAGTGTGCTAGCTAGTACCTTTTTAACTCGACTTTCGCGGTCAATCTTGGTTAACGTGATAGTGCCACTAAACCAACCTATATTACCTAGTCCGGCAACGTCGGTTAACCTTGCCCACGCTGTAAAAGATTTTTCGCCGTTTGAGTCATGTTGTATAACTTTACGGCCTTTACCGAATGAAACCCATTCATTATTTCGTAGATCATAGCTTACGTTCTTTTGTAGAATTACATCATCATTAAACGTTACACTCGCTACACTCGTATTATTTAGGTTGTATACGTATGTGCTAGCACGTTCTAACCATAATTCCCACTCAACCGTACTAGTATTATTCTCTTTGTCAATTTCAACCTCGTTGACTCGTAGAACTAATTGGACGTAGCCGTTATATAATTTTCTTGAAATATCTACCATTATTTAACAGCACCCCCCGCGTATGAAACGATTGTAAACTCGTCGCCGAATTTCTCGAAAATGTGATTACCAATGTTTACACTTTGCCAGAACGCCCCCGAAACGATAAATAGTTTTTGTCCGGTCATGTACGCCGTCAAGCGTCCGCCGTCTAGGAACTCTAGGCGGTCATTGTTTAATACCATTTTCATTTGTGAGTTGTTTTTACCGATAATTAAACCGTCGTCGGAAATATCAAACACGCTATTAAGTGTTCTAATAACGGCGCTTGACTGTTCCAACGTAAGCTCATAAACCTTTTGTCTTTCTCCTAGGCCCTCAATTACTTTTTCTTGCTCTAGTATCTTTTTATAGGCTTGCTCTAAATCTCCGAAACGTCCCGTAATGTCGCGCGTATATTTCTCGCTTTCCTTAACACTCTCTAACTCATGTATAACCGTGGTTAACTTGTCCGCGTATTCGCGGTTGCTTTCCTCCCACGCTCTTTTAAACTCGGCTAGGTCTTGCGTGTTATCTGAAATAGCCGGCGTCCATGCGCCATTAACGTATACTTTTAATACCTCTTTCCCCGTCGAGGTGTCCGTCCAAAAATCGCCCGATTGTGCGTTTTCCGGTGCTGTATTGCCTTTGTATTTATTAATTACAAGGTCTTTTAAGAGAATACTTTGCGTTAACTCTAGTTGCCCGTCTTTGAAAATCTCACAAACAAACTTGGCTTGAACGTTTATATCTTGTTTATTTAAGTGTAGACGTTTGCCGTTATGTTCCATTGCGTTCCATTCCGTATCGTTGTTTTCGAGTTTAGCGCTTTTACGTTTCCACTTGTACGTGTATTCTTCCGATATATCAATATCAAACTTAGTTACTTTTGCCTCTAGCGTCGTTGTAGCCTCGTCGGTAAATACTGTACCGTTACTAGAGAAGATATGCGCCACGGCCGGAACTTTGGACGGGTCAAAAGTAGTTTGTTTTAATAACGTATGTTCGATAGCTTTTAAACGGTCGTCAACGTTTGTTTCCTTATACTCAATGTTTGAGATAACGACTTGGCCCTCCCCGTAGAACTTACGGGATAAACTACCCTCGATTTCCTCAATACGTCCGCGAACCTTTAACGCTGGTTTAAATGTATAGTCAACGACGATAATTGTATCGCCTTTCTTTACGTCTTCCGGCAATTCGTTAAACTGTACCTCGTATTCGATTTCTGGATACGCGCGTTTTTTAAGTTGCAATAACGTTTCGTCAAAAAGCGTCTTTTGAGTTTTAGCCTCGCTCTCGTAAGTGTCAACAATATACCCGCCGTCTTTTAATACGTCGTCATGTCGCGACCAACGAGCCCCCTCTTGTAAATCGTGGATAGTGTCCACACCTACCCAATAGCGCCCGTCGTTATATCTGTAACCCTCTAGCGTTAAACCGTCCGCGCCTCTAGCACGTAGGGCCGTAGCTAGGTTTTGAATACTCATGCGTCGTTTAATGTTTGAAATTTCGCGTCCATATTCTAACCTTACGTCTTTTTCTTGTCCTAGTTTTTCTTTAATTCTAACTACTTTTCTATGAGGTTTGCCGTCGCGTTCTTCTATGTCGTATTCAACCTCACAATCGAAATTTCCTACAACTTGACGAATACGCTTGCTTGCGCTCTCCCAACCCTCGAATTTTAGCTTGCGCGTTTTAGTCGCGACCGCCTCCGGAATTTCCACGTCCCAACCGCTGTCTAACATAAATTTGTCAAGATAATGTTTTAATGTATAGCCCTTGTCGGCCTCGTATGGATAAACACTTTCGCCGATTAAGTCAATACCAGCGTCAAGCGCTGTAAAGTCTATTCTGTCGTGATCTTCTTCAATGTCTAAAATCTCGAACCATAATTTTTCATTATCGAACGTTAAAACGCGGATATACGAGCCGATAGAAATATTTTTAACGCTTTCGTCCGTCTTATCAATCGAGAATTTATACGTCGCGATACCCGTTTTTAAGTCGTCGTTAAACTTATCATCATAAGCGACTAGGCCCTCATGTCCGTTAAAAGAGGCCTGAGCTAGTACGTTGTAACGTCTATCGTAAAATGTTATCAATGGTACTCACTCCTTACCGTTCCTTTAACTATTTGTGTAGCACTCTCCGGAAAAACTAAAGCTATCTCGGTTTGTCCCGGCGCTACTGTAAACCCTCGTCCCTCGCTTAAATAAACGAGTTTCCCGTCGATTTTAGCCTTGTTAGTACGTGTATCATAGATACATACTTGTCCCGCTTGAATTACGGGCGTTGCGTTGCTACTGTAACCGAATTGCGCTATTTCGCCGTTTGCGTGTCTGAAACCGAACATTTTATAGTTTCTGTCCGCTGTAAATTTAAACGACGGGTAGCCGTCCGCTGTCCCGTCGTTCGTGAATGTTAGTTTTGCGTTATCTTGAACCGCCTCTACCTCTCTATTAGAGATAGCAAACGGATAATAAGCAACTAATGAGATAGTACCCGTTGCGTAGGTACCCGTCATTTTATTAAAAGACGTTTCCCCGTCCGTAGTTACTAAAAAGTATCTGTCCGGATAGTCGCCGAATACGATTTTTAATGTTTCGTTACGCGTTAAAATCTTCTTGACGAGTTCCCACTTTTCGCCTATTTCGCCATAACAAACAAACTCTATCGTAATTGGTCGTTGATTGTAACGCTTGTTTAGAAGACGTGAACCGTTAACGCCTGAATAAGTACGCGTATTGTTTTCAACGGGTGCTAGCCCGCCACGGTTTACGTCGGTTATTTTTAAAATGTTGCCGATTTCTGTCCCGTCTATTTGAATACTAAACATTTATTAACGTTCCCCCCGTCTATATCTTTCTAATCTTTCTACCTTTTTATTTTCGCCTCGAACGATTGGCGCTACTACACGAGCTACCTCACGTTCCGAAATGTTAACGGGTACCTCAACGGTATAGCCCCCGTGTGCCATTTCTAAAGCGAATAAATTATTACTCGAAAAGGCGTTAACGCCATAATCTAGTGCGCGTTTCCCTCCTCTTAACAGATTGTCCGCGCTAAAATCATAACCCGCGATACGTTGTTTAATACGCTGTAACGGACTGTCTACCACGTCCGCGTTGCGTTCCATACCAACGGCAATACCTGCCGGGATCCAACGTCCTACCTCGTCCCTCATTACACGCGACGGTGAATGAATATCTAAAGCGGTTTTAATTTTAGAACGAATGTTACTAGCGATTGTTTCCGCCATTGAATAAGCTTGTCCGGCCCCGTTTGCAAGTCCGACGGCTAGCCCGCTCATAGCGTACTCACCACTTGAAACCATTGAACCGCGGATAGCGTCGAATACTGGTGGCAATTCTTGCGCCTTGCTCTTCATGTCGTTTATTAACTGATCCATTTTTTGCGTAATCGTGTCCGCTACACTTTGCATAATCGTATCAACGCTATTTTGCGATTGTTCGATACCTTGAACGATACCCTCGACCACGTATTGGCCCTTTTCTGCCATAACCGTGGACGGCGATTGTATCCCCATTGAATTACCGAAACCGTCCGTAATGTTCGTTGCGACTTGTTTAATTGCGGTTACGGGTGCCTCTCCGTTCGTTTCAATACTCGTCGCGATTGTTTTCGTCATACCTTTTCCGATTTCCTCGAAACCAGCCTCGGCAACCGCTGAACTTAGCGTCGTTTTACTTTGCGTGATCATGTTCTTAATAGGCTCGGTAAATGTATCACTTGGAATGTTAAGAGAGTTTTTTAAAGCCTCAACGGCTGCTTCCCCGCCCTCTTTATATTTCGTGTTTAACGTTTGTAATTCCGCGTCACTAGCGCTTGCAAGTGCTCGTACTTGTTCCGCTGACTTTGGCCCCGCTTGTCGTAATTGCTCGATTAAGCCTTGGTCTAACCCGCGTTCCGTTAACGTCTTGATATTGTCGCCGAACATTTTAACGGTGTTAGTATTCTCGCTCATGATGTTCGCCATTTCGCCCGCTGATACTACCGCGTCTTGTTTGATACGCTCAAACGCGTTCGTCGCTGATGTGTGTAATTCGTCGTACTTGGTACGTAATTCGTCTACTACTTTTTGTTGGTTAGCGTTTAGGCTTTCGTACGTTACAATTTGACGTTGTGCGCCAGCCTCTACCGCGGCCGCTACCTCGACGGCTGCTTGTTTTTGCGCTAGAGAAAGGCTATTAATAGTACTTTCCGTTTCTTTGTGCGTTGCTTGTAATTGTTTATATTGTTCGTCAAGCTGTTTTACTTTTTGGCGTTTCTCCCAATCAGTAAGCCCGCTCATTTCTTGGACTTTGCGTTTTTCTTCCTCAACGGCTTTTAATTGCTCAACTACCGCTCTTTGGTCGGCGTATGCACTTGATAGCTCTTTCTCGATAGCTACTAGCTTGTTTTCGCCCTCTCCGGCTTTAATACGGGCCATAATAGCCTCTCTATTCATTGATAGCTTGCCGGTGTTCTTGTCGTATTTAAGGTTTAACCCCTCAATACTTTGGTTAAGGCTTTCAATTTTCTTTTTGAGTAAGATTTTTTGAGCGCCCGAGAGATTTTCCGCGTTTGCTAAACTGATAACCTCTTGCGCGAGTTTCTCGTTTTCTTTTCCGCTTTCCTTAATCTCTTTTAAATTGCTTTTATGCTGTTCGTTGTTTTCTGATACGCTCTTTGTGAGCTCGTCCGTTGCGGTTTTTAGGTTTTTAATATCTTCTTCCGCTTTTTTAAAGTCGTCCGTTTTTAGGTGGTCGAGTAAGGCCATGAGGGCCGTCCCGAGTGCTGTTACACCAACAACCGTCCAACCTACCGGGCCCATTAAAGCTAATACAGCCGTTTTCATACCGATAATAGCTGTTGTAATAGCGGTAAAGCCCGTTGCGATACCGCTTAGAATAGCTTGTAACGACGCCCAACCTAACATAGCAACAAAGGATAGAATAACCGCGTCAAGCGCCACTTTTAAAGGCGGGCATATTTCAAACAGTTTCTTGAACCCGTTAACAATAAATGCGATTGGTGCCCCCGCGCTTTTAATCGCGGTGTTGATAGCTGTAAAAGCGCCGTTTATCGTGTGTTTCAAGCCGTCTATGTGCTGGTCGATATTCTTTCCGGTAACTTGTTTTGTAAAGTCGTCAAACGCTTGTATCATGTTACCTAGTCCCTTGACGGTTGTATTAGATAGGTTTTTTAATGATGTCCCTAGTCCGCGTGTACTTTCTTTTGCTAGTTCCGCGAACCCTCCGGCGCCTTTGTTAAGTTCGATTAACTTTTTACCGAACTCGTTAAACGTGATTTTTCCCTCACGTAACGCCGTGTAAAATTGTGTTTTAGCACTTGCACCGGTAAACCCGAACGCCTCGGCCGTTTTAGATAATGCGATTGGCATTGTTTCTTGCAACGTCTTCCAACTTTGCATGTCTACCTTTCCACTAGATAGCATTTGTTGAAACTGTACTAAACCACGGCTAGCGTCTTCACTACTTGAACCACTAGCAAGAAAAGCATTGTTTAAAGCTAGTGTAAGTTTTGTTGAATAGCCTAAATCTTTTGTGATCGTCGTTAACTGTTTACTAGTCGAAACTACCTCGTCTAATGATGTAGGTAAACCGTCGATACCGTCGCTTAATTGTTGCGTGCTCTTGGCTACTTGCTTAGTATCAAAGCCCATTAACTTTAATACGCGTGGATAACTGTTTAACGTGTCAAAACGTTTAATAGCCCCGTCTAGCGCGCTCGTTAATGTCCCGATAGCCTTTTCCGCGATACGTACAGCCCCGAACGCTAGGAAAAAGTCTTTAACCTTGCTTTTACCTTTGTCCGCCTCGTCCGCTGGTTTCTTGAATTGTTGCGGTAGTCCTTTTAGGCCGTCCGTGTTAACGGGTTTTCTTACCTCGTCGTTAAAGCCTTTTACTTTTCCTTTGGCCTTGTCCGCCTCGTTTCCCGTTACGTTTAAATCTTGCTTAACATTCTCTAGCCCGTCGCTTTTAGCTTTCTTTCCGGCCTCGTCCTTGAACTCTTTAACCTTGGTTTTAGCTTGCTCGGCTTTCTGTCCGGTTTCTTCTAGGCCTTTTTTAAAGCTCTCTAACCCGTCTCCTTTAGCTTGTTTAGTCGCCTCGGCTTTTAGTTCCTTGATTTTCTTTTTAACCTTGTCAATGTCCACGCCGTCAACGACTACCTCAATTTTTAATTGTCCGTCCGCCATTATTCGCCCCCCTTTCCTCTAATTTTGTATTGATCTTTTAGCTTTCTCATTTTCCGCTTGTATTCCGCGCTGTCCCCTTTTTGAGGTTTCCATGCTCGAATATTTCTCACTTGATATAACAAGGTGTCTTCCGGTACGCCCTCTAATAACGCGATAAACTCGTACCAATGTAAACGACCGTATTCGTTAAATAGGTTTATTCCGTACGTTTGACGAAAAGCGCTATATATGAGGCTTGCGTCTTGAATAAAATCTATTGTCCGTTCGTGTTCCTCTACAATCTTTTTCATAGGGTTTCCGAGTAAGTCGTATTCTTGCTCGCTGTCTTCTTCCGGCGTGATAACGTTGTATAACACGTACTCTAGTACCTCCGGCCTTAAATCTTCCTCACAATCAATATTTAATGCTCGTAACATTAACTCTATCTTGTCGTCAATTAGTAAGCCGTCATCTAGTTGTATATCTTGCATATCTAACACGCGGTCAAAAGCTAAATTAACGGGGTATTTCTTACCCTTGAAAGTAAACTCATTAATGAGGCGTTCGTTTATCTTCATACGCCCGCCCCTTTTATTTCTCGGCTAATTTCTTTCTGTATTCGTCCGCTTTTGTTTTGCTTAGTTCTTCATTTTCTTTTTTGATCTGCTCTAACTTAACCTCGATATACGCTTGTACCTCGAACCATGCGTTAAATAATGCTTGAACGTCCGGAAAATCTTTGTAAAGCGTGTCAAAAGTACCCTCTCCGAAAGTTAAATCGTAGTTAAGTTTGCACGTTTCTTTTGAAAGCTCTAACGCGCCGTCAAAGTTATCAACGTTTACCTTGTCGCCGTTTAAAATAGCCTTATCGACGATTTCTTTTTGAATTTCTTGTAAACGTTCGTTAACTCGTTGCTCGATTTCCGTATATTCTTTTACTTTCTCAACGCTTAGGTCGTACCAAAATTCATGACCGCCGATAATTACCGGAAAGCCCGATCGTTTAATTTGAATATCTACCATGTTTTACCCTCTTTCTGTTTTTAGTCATAAAAAAAGAGGGGCTATATAAGCCCCTCATGCGTGTTAGCCTTTAACGTGAGGTGTTTCTTTAGCAATTTTGTTGAATGTAATTGTGCAACTAAATTCCTCGTCGTCCCCCGCGTCGCCTCCTCCGCTCTTAATGTCTGATAATGTCGCTACCTCGCAAACCTCAGTTTTTTCTACTGAGTCTACAATTTTGTGCCATACTTTACGATTGTCGCCCGTTTTACGTTTCTTAGACGCGATAAGGTTTTGTGCCTCGTCTTCATAGTCGCGAATTCCTTCCGCTTTCCATGATTCAGAAATACCGACTACTTTCTTTTCCTTTGTTCCGTCGCCGTCATAAAAGGCTTTATCGTCTGTTTCTTCGTCTGTATCGTCTGTAATTGTCGCGATATTCTTAGCTAGGCGCTTGAATTGTTCTTTAGCTGGTGCCTCTGTATGCTCTTTTGCCCAATCCGCGATATAGTGTTTACGTAACGCGTTTTTCATTGTTGCCATTTATTAAATTTCCCCCTTTGGTGCTATATTTACGCTCACGATAAACGTGAACCTAAAATAAATGTTATTGTCGTTTGTAACGTCCATAAGGTACGGATCGCTACTAACTTTGATTTTTTTAAACTTAAAGGAACCGTCTGCGCTTTCTAGCGTTTCTAGTTCCTCTAAACCTTTACTAATCTTATTGAGGGCTGTCAGTCCCTTGTTTCTGTCGTTTAAATTTACTTTTACTTGCAACTCATAGTTAAGTTCTTTATCCTTTGCCCCGTCCATGTATTCAACAACGGTACGGCCTCCCGCGATTGTGTAAATCGAAACCGAGTTACCTTTGTCGTTAAACTCATTAAATAACGGAATACCGGTGTTTAAACTTTCGATATAGTCGCCTAGTCTTTCTTGTAAGTCCATACTATAACCCGATACCTTTCTTCAATACTCGTAACCAACTGTCCATGTTTACAGCCTTAGCCCTATTGTCCCAACGTGCCCCGGTGCCGGGTGTCGTAAAGTTGACGTTTTCCTCGTAGAAACGACGGCGTGCGTAAGGTGTATTCCAACTTAGCACGTTGCCGTTTACGTGTCCCGTACCTCTTAACGTCCCTTTCCGGAACGGTACAAAGGGCGTCATATCCATTAGCATTTGTCCCGCTACTATTCTGTTAGCGTTCGTTAAATTGGCCTTAGACAGTTTCTTGTCTATGCCCTTTGTATTAACTTTTACGTCAACCCTCATTGATTAATTCAACCTCATAAGAGAAAAGGTTATTAGCGAACGGCTCGTAATTATCAAGTATTTTATATATTCTGTATGTTTTCCCGTTGTAAATAACCTTTGATTTCTCTTTTAATGCTGTAAAGGGCGTTGTAAGCCCGCTAACCATGAATAGCACGGCGCTAATACTTTCGTTTTCTGTACTCGCTGTTTGCGTGTACGTTCTAGTCATATCAACGCGACAATGCTCAATGGTTACGCCGTTTTTAAAACTTGCTGTATGGTTTCTATCTTGGTCGGTATATTCTTGGTATTCGACCGTATGAATTAAAGTAGGCTCAATTTGTCGTTTTAGTCTATTAACGTTATTCATTAATCTACACCACGCCATAAACGCCCCGTAGCGCTTAGATTGTCCATAAAGCCTAAACACGCGACCGGTCGAGAATTACCACTATTACCCGAACCGCCATACTTGGAAGAGTTGCTAATAGTCATTCGTCCAATAGTTAGCGTTTGCGGTGTGTCGTTGATTTCCTCGAGCGTGCTTGTATTTGTGTTATGGAAATATCTTACTTGCTCACGTATAGCGTCTTTTATGCACTCTTTAATAAATTTGTTTTCATTCTGAAAGTCATTGTAAAAGTAAAAACGACGTGTATAAATGTTTACTAGCTTTTCCGCCTCGGCCACTAATCTCGTAATCTCCGGGAATGTAACCGGCAATTCTGTTGCTAGTTCTTGCATTTCTTCATGCGTTAAATATTTCAAAAGCCTTTCGCCTCCTTTAACTAATAAAGGGGGCTACTCGTCCCCCTCTTTAACGTCTGTTGTTCCTTCTTGCGGTTGTTTCGCTAATTCTTCCGGTGTTTTAAAGCCCGCGTTTCTTAACGCTTGAATAAATACCTCGTCGGTAACGTTATGTGTTACCCCGTCTTTGATTAATTCCATTTTATAACCCCTTTAGATTAAGATTTTTTGTGAACGTAAATACCTTTTTTCTTGTTGTTTAATACGAAAGCGTCATAGCGTAAACGTCCTTCAACCAAGAAACCGCTGATACCCGGTGCGTCTTCGTGGATCTTGTAAGTTTCTAATTTAACCGGCGCTGTTGTGTTGCTTGCGTGAGTGATAAAGAACTCAACGTTTTCCGGCATTTCAGACTTAGCAACCGGAATTACCGCTAACCCGTCGATTGAACCAACTTGACCAGTTAACAACACTTGTTGTCCTAGGTCTGAAGCTTTAATAAAGCTTTCGTCTAATTTAATAAGTTTGAAAAAGTTGTTTGAAACGTATAGCACGCGTCCTACTCGAGGCGCTTTTGCGTCGTTTAATGCTAATTGTCCGTCTAATACTGACTCATAAGCGTTTGTTTTTGTGATAGCTTTTGTAACCACGTTGCCAGCGTCCGCGCCTGCCACGATTTTACCGAAACGGTATTTATCTACCTCCGGAATTACTTGCTCGCTAATTTGACGTGCAAGGGCTTTCCCTACTTCCATTTGTCCCGCTGTATCATCGATAGACTTACGATCAATAACGAATGTAAATGAACGGTCTTGAGATAACGGCATTTCTTGTACTTCATTTTCTAGATCTTTAGGTGTTCCGTAACGTGATGTTCCCGATAATGTATAGTTGTTTAACTCTACCGTGTTAACGCTGTATACTTTTACTGTTGATACACCAACAAACTCATAATCTTGGTTTACCGCTGGTGTTGATAACGCCTCATTTGTAAAGCGCTCGTCTACTTTAGGTGCGAATTTATCCGCGTAATTAATTGCCATATTTATATATCCTCTTTTCTTTGTTTAGTTTTTATACATTGTCAAAGCCGTTAAATAATGCTTGATCTAATTCCGATAACTTAGGCTCGTTGTTAGGATTACCGCCAGCAAAACGAGGCGTTTCCGGTTGCTCGGACTCGGTACCGTTGAATAAATATCCGTCGCTCTCTTTCAACGCGTCTAACTGTTCTGTTAACCCCTCAAACTCTCCCTTGTCATTGGCCTTGATACTGTCCATATTTAACAGCGCCTTAACCGCTTTTAAGTTGCGAACATTAGCACTTGTTAGGTTTAAGTCGATATAGTTGTTAAGTTTGTCTACTTGTCGTTGATTGTTTAATTCTTCAATCTGTTTTTCGTAGTCCGTTAACTTAGCTTTCATATCTTCCGCGCTTACGTTGTTTTGTTTTAATTGCTCAATCAACGTATTAGCGTTCTTTAAATCTTCCTCGTACTGTTTGTTCTTTTCTTTTGCTTTCTGATACCGTTCGTCTAGCTTTTCCTCGCTAGCAATAAAGAACTTGTTTTCACTCATTCCACTAGTGATTGCCTCGATTGTCGTATCGTCTAAGCCTTGCGCTTTCAAGTATTCTTTGAAAGTCATTGTTTTCCTCCTTTACGCTTTTTACGAGGTTGCTTCTCATAAGTAGTTTTGTTGGTGTTCTTTTACGTCTGCTCCTCCCGAAAAGACTGTATTTTACGGTTGAATTTGTGCACGCTCTAGGCTGTAATCACGTTTCAAGTCATGTTCTTTCACGTAGTCCCTCATGCGTGCTTGTTGCTTGCGTAGCAACTTTGTATAGTGTTCAACGCTATCACTTTTTAGCGTCTTAGCTAGTTCTAATTTCCCTTTTGTTTTTCTAATTCGCCGTGCAAGCGCGTTCCGTTGTTGGTAGATAGCCTCGGTACGTTGCGCGTCTTCCGGCTCTATTTGCGGTTGGTTATTCTCGTTTATGTCCGGGTCGAATGGAAACCATTGATGACGGCAATTAATTCCTCGGTGCCCCGCTGGTGTTCCATAACCGAACTCGTAGGCGCTTGGATAACCGCTTGTATTCTCTCCGATAGGTCGAATATCAATTACTTTACCTTGGCAATACGAACACGCCTCACGCGCTCTAGGGTGTGAAGATACTAGAACGGTGTATAGTTCCTCTTGTTCCATTCTTGCGGTACGTACCTTGTTATACGTGTTTTGCATAGCGTTTCTTGCGACTGTTTCCGCGTACCGCTCTACATTCCACACACGGCCCGCCTTGTCGATAAACTCAGACGGTAGCCCTCGTTCGTAAACGTCCATTACAGCCCGTTCTATTGCTTGCTCTAGTGTTACGTTTCCGTTTACTAGCTCACGGCTAGTTCGCTGTAATATGTCGTCGTATGTCTTCCGAATAGCGTTGTTATAAATGTTGTTATCAAGTAAAGTCTTTTGTACGTTTTCGTGAAAGTCCTTAAACGCTAATTCCTTTACGCTCTCAACGCTCTTTAACGCTAGTTCGTAGTCGGGCGTACTAAAAAAGCGGGCGTTTTCGTTTTCCACGTCAACGCTCGCCTCGTTTATTTCTTTTTCTAGTTCTTTGTTAGCCTTGCTAACCTTTGGCGCTATCTCACGCCTTACACGATCTACAACGGAATACTTTTTTAATTCGACTCTAGCGCGCCACAATATTAAGTCTTCTTCCGTTATGTTTAGTTCTTCCGCTAGCTCTTTTATTACAGCTAGTGTTATTTCGTTGTATCTGTTCGATATGTTGCGTGTACGCTCGTTTAACTTATCAATGATAGTCATTATTCAACCGCCCCGTATTCGTCCTCTAGGGCTTTATTTTCGCGATATTCAACGCTAGACTTGTATTCTTCCTCGTTGATACGCTCTAACCATTCGCCCGCTTGCTCGTCGGTTAAGTTGAATAATCGTTTAATAGCGTCGTGCTTACTAATAAATTTGTTGATTGACGCTTTACCTAAAAAGTCTAGTTCCGCGTTCTTGTCGCTAAACACGCCGTCGTCAAAATCAACGCCTATTTGTTCGTAACTTGGAATATTACCGGTATATAACCCGCTTGCTTTCCCTAACTCGAAAATAGATACGATTAGTTCTTTTAAAAACTCCTCGATTTCTGTAACGTGTGAGTTTCTAGTGCGGTAAGTGTCTGATTTCTCACTCACTACCTCGGTCGCCGTCTTCATGCTCTTACCGTCGAATGTAAACGTGCCACTTGCTAGCCCCGTTTGCATTTCAAGTGTAGATAAGAACTTATTAATAGCCTCGATATATTGGCTAGTTCTTAGGTCGCTTGTAATGTCTTTCTTGCTCATATCGTCGATACCAGCCGGCAAACCAACAAATACGTCTGTTTCTTCGTCGAAATAAGTACGAACGTTACCTAAAGCGTCTTGCTCGCCTCGTAAGAAATGATCACTAACAATAAAACGTCGTTTCCCTTGTTTAATCTCCCAACGGAACGCGTCGTACGTTTCGTCAATCTGTTGTAACGTAGGTTTTGCATTATCGAAAACTGAAAGGCCCAACGGCGAACGCGGGTTGATATTGTTAAACCCGTAAGGCTTGACGTAAGCGAATAATGGACGGGTTAACCCTTTCAACGTGATAACCTCTTGTAAGTCCGCGCAAGGCTCATAGTCAGTTAGCGCAATTCGTTTCCCGATTACGTCTTTATTGTCCGAGTAGTAAAGTTCATGCGTAATGGTGTAGTCGCCGTTCTTTTGCCACTCATGGAACTCTAGCAAGGTATAGTAAATAGTTTTCTTACCGCTAGCCTCGCTATATGTTGACGTGATTACACACTCGCTAATGTTGTTAGTATTGGATTGTAACGGAATGAATGTGTCCGCTAGACACCAGCTAAACTCAATCTTGTTACCGTCAACGTATGGTTTAACCGCTAGGCCTCCGGTAGCGAACATAGCCTCTAAATACTTAGAAAAGTTCTTTTTAAATTTGTTATCGTTTAAAACTCTTTGTATGAACTCGTTCGCTTTACTTTCTGTTTGTTCTTTCTTGTCGCCGTTTATATCGTCTACATAGATTGAACATTGTTCGTTAAATACCACGCCGGCAATATAGCCCGATACTACTTTCGCCATGTTTAGCGCCACGAATGGACGTTTAACACGTCGTCCGTTACTGTTTAGGTATTCAATAGGTTTATGTTTACCAGTATACACTCGGAAATTGTCATTAATACGGTCAATCTCTCGCTGGTCGATAGCAACGCGCGGGTGATCTGTAATCTTATTAATACTTTGTCCTAAAATAATATCTCTCAATTGTCCGCCCCCTTTCTTGAATAAATAAATCAATCTGTTTAACCAATGCACTTGTACACCTCCTTTAATGCTCTAACCCTAGGTCGCGTAAGTTATCCATTACGAAATATTGGAACGCGTCGCAAGTGTGGTCATTCTCTTTGATAACTTGCGGGTCATCATTCATTAAACTTTTCTCGTCCCATGAATAGGTTTTATGTTCGTTGATAAAATACTCTAGGTTGTTAGGTGTTTTGAGATAATAAAAACGCCTCTCCGCTAATAGCGATTGGACGTATTCAGTCATTACAACTTTTTTCTTTTTGTTTACCGCGTGCCAGCGTATTCCGTAGTCTTCAAAGTACTGATTACGAATAGCCCCCTCGGCGCTATCCATTGTTCTATTACGGATTGTTAACCGCTTGTATTGCTTGTTCATTTGTAACTCAAACTCTCGCAAGTCTTTTGATAACTGACTGGGCGCCTTTTTATGTACTCTACCTTGCGGACTGTAATAGTACGTGTCTAGTAGATACACCCGCGGGCGTTGTTCGCCTTGTTTGTGTGTCAGTAGTAAACATAATGAGGTGGTCGCGCTTTGTTGGTGCCCCGTATCACTTGCGAAATATAAATAAATAGGTCGCTCGTCTTCCGGTATTGCGTCTACACCTTGCATTAAATCAATGTTATAAACGTTATTACCTAGTCCGACGGCTTGGCCTAAATATAAGTATCTGTAATAGTCGTAGTCGTTCTTCTTAATACGCTCTATCTCGTCTAGCATTTGTGCCGTTACGAAACCGAGTGTATCGTCTAGGTAACTAGACTCATGTATTAAATAACTTTCGCTATCTCTTAGACTTTCCGTCCACTCGTTTATCCAACTGTAAGGGTTACGTGGTGGGTTATACGACCAAAAGAATTGCACTCGGTCGTAGTCCGGGTGTTTTTGTCGCATAAAGGTTACGTTTGATTGGTCGAACTCTTCCGAGCTTTTGAACTCGCTAGCCTCCTCATACCATACCGCGATAATTCCCCCGACTTTGTTTGATTTCAATTTCTCGTAATCGTCTTGGCCATAAAAGTGGAACGTGCTATTAGTTCCTTTGTGTATGATCTTATACGGACTTTTACGAGGCTCGAACTTGTCAGAAAGTCCGAACTTATCTAAAGCCCATTTAATTTGTTGATAGACGCTATCGTATAATGTATTTGCTACTTTACGAATAATAACTATCTCTACTTTTTGCCCCTTTTGTATTGCTTGCGCCATTTTAAACACTAACAACAATGCAATTACGGAAGACTTAAACGAGTTACGCCCGCCCTTTAACACTATGTACGGCTTTTGTGTGTGCCACACTTTGTAATAAGTCGGGTTTATATTCTCACTCGCTCGGAATGTCGTTGATAATGGTAATGTCGCCATTCTCTAAACCTCCCGCCTCGAGTTCTCGTTTGTTCTTCATCTTCATAGCTTTTATTCTTTCTTTCTGTTCCGCTATGTCGTGCTTGTCTTTTTCCGTAGTCGCTAACTTAATTACGTTTTCCGTCGCTCGCTGGTTGCCTTTTACGGCTTGTTGAAATGTCGTTAACGCTAATAAAGCCTCGTTCGTTGTTTCAAGTCCTAACTCTTCTAGTTGCTTACGTTGTTTCTTGTCCGTAACGTCTAGGCTTAGTAGTACTTGCATTGTCTTTTTTAAGTCCGCTTTTTTCCGTCTAGCTATTACGGACGCTTTACCGCCTTTACGGGCTAGTTCTTTCCGTTCTTCCATGGTTAGCGTATTCGTCGGTTTTAGGTTTTTTGTTCCGTCCCTACCGTCTTTTTTCTTCAAGTCTTCACGCCCTTTTTACCCCTCTCTAGGTTGTTTCGTTCT